GGTATCAATCCCGTCTGGAGGAATATGATGAGTATTAAAGCTACATACGTCGATCACATGGGTTCCGACCTGTCAGTTGTTAATGCAGCTAGGGTGTCGTTTGGTAAGAAGAGTGAATGGGAGGTGTACAAATGGGAATATTATGACAAGGAAGAAGGGCAGACTTTGTGGGACGAGTCTTATGAGTTGTCTAAAAAAGACACCAAATTGATCCGTTATCTGGCAAAGCATAAGCACTTGTCACCCTTCGGACATGCTTTCGCATCCTTCCATGTTAAGGCACCTATTTTTGTCGCTCGACAGTTGGTGAAGCATAAGTTCCTGCGGTGGAATGAGATTAGTCGTAGGTATGTTGATGATGAACCTGAGTTCTATGTACCTGACGTGTGGCGGGGACGTAGTGAGGATAAGAAGCAGGGGTCTGATGGTGTTGTTAATCTAGATACACACTACCCGCCACATCAATACTTTGTAGATGCGAATGAGTATTACCTTGACTTGCTTGCTGAAGGAGTAGCACCTGAGCAAGCCCGTATGGTCCTGCCCCAGTCAACTATGACAGAATGGTACTGGTCTGGTAGTCTTGATGCCTTTAGTAACATGTGTAAGCTCCGTTGTGCCTCTGACACTCAATATGAGAGCCGTGTAGTGGCCGACCAGATTTCTGAGGTGATGTCTGACCTGTACCCTGTGTCGTGGGCTGCGCTTATGACTGACTGGGGGGTTGTACCAAGTGATGGACGCTACGCAACTAAAGAAGATACCCGCGAGTGGGGCACGGAGGGAGACGCATGAGAGTAACAACAGATTTTGAAGAGTGGGTAGAAGATATTGTCTATGCCTTGATGATGTGCCCTGATGTACACCATGACGAGGTTCCTGAACTTATCTACCAACGACAGAAAGAACTTGAGCAGGAGCCTTCTAGTGACTGACACTAAGATTACAGGCAAAGAACTACAAAGTATGTGTGATAGACTTGCGTACAAGTTCAACAACCCTGACCATCGTGAGGACATGGTGCAAGAGGGACTGTTAGTCTGTTACGAACTGTTGGCACAAGACCCTGAGACACACCCTGCTAAACTCCACAGAGAGGCTAAGAGGCGTATGCATGATTATCTGAACGTGGACGTACACCCAGTTAGCATACCCGCTCACAGTCGAACCAAGAGGCTTGCAAGGGACATTGATGATGACGACAAAGGAGATATGTCTGACATTGGTTATGCTTGGTTGAAGTCTGTACTGTCAGCAGAGAACATGCCATACGACGAAGACTTCGGGGAATCTGAGTACAACCACACACAGACCTATGAGGATATGGACTACAATGCCCACGTTCTTAGTGTTGCTGTAACGACACTAGACCAAGATGAGTGGCATGTTATCCGTATGAGGTATTACGACGAAGTGACACAAGGTGATGTGGCTGATGTACTTAGGACCAACCAGAAGTGGGTGTCTAGGACTGAAAGACGTGCTTTGGAGAAGTTGAAGTCTTGGTTGTGTAACAATTCGTGATGTCTAAAACCTCAGAAAATGTCCCTATAAGCAAGTAGGGGAGTTAGAAAAGGAACGTAAGTTTTGAACTTAAGTATTGACTATATTAGTATAATAACAATATAAGTTAGAGACTGAAGTTTGGAACTTAAGTATAGGAGACTATGATGGATGACGACACATATTACAATCAACTAATGGAGAGGGCGTCTTCCTCTGATGTCGTTGAATACACTTGGTCCGAGTGTATCGAAGGCTTCAAGCAGGCCGACATGGACATGGGGAGTGCCTTCCATCGCAAGTTGGACTGGATGAACCGTGCAGCAGACACTTACTTTTCTGAGAACAGAAAGATGGCCGGGTTCCTTGAGCCGTTCTCTGAGGATGCTGGAATATCTTATGACTATGCAAGACAGCTAAACAGGATACGTAAGGGTTTTGTGGGGTGCACTACACAAAACTTTAGTCATGATGCCTTAAAGGAACTTCTATCAGCACCAAAAGACCTTCGGGAAGATTTTCTGTCGTCTGACGAACCTGTCAAAGTCGAACAAGTTAAACAGGCAAAGGAAGGCTATAATTTAATCAAGGAAGACCCTGAGTTGTCTGACCTTGCGGAAGACCTTGGGTCTGGACGTAAAAAACCCAGACAGGCCGCTGAAGAGGCTTGGAAGAGGGCGGATGAAAAGCGAAAGGAGATGGAAAAGCAACCGAAAGTCTATGATGCACATGCTCATGCTAGAAGCACTGAACACTACGACCTCTCAACATCGGCAGTCAATCTTGTCGTTGCTATGGAGCAGATGAGTAACAAGTCTGAAATGGAGGATGTCATTCGTGAGGTCGCCATGTGTGTAGTTCAAGACCCTTTGGGAACAAAGGTAAAAGCCCTTCACTTCATGCGAGATGTGATTGAAGAACTTTGTGTAGAATACCCTGAAATCAAAACAAACCTTAAACTTGTCAACTGAAGGACCCGACTATGAGCTTTTACAAACAGACTCTGGACTATTACGAACTTAACAGTCGTCTTCCGATGAGCAGGAATATGCTGATTGACCGTGGTGGTCGCGCTATCCGAGCCAGTGATGCAAATGTGTTCCGTAGCGCGGTCTGGTCTGATAACAAATCGACACCTGAAGAGCGTCTGAACACTACTTTTCATTGCCGTGAACTTGATTGCCAAATGCCAATGTGGTGGATGGTAATGTTTGCCCCCGAAGAATTCTTTGTACAGCGCGACAATGAAATTGAAAAGGGGCAAGGTCGTGTTAAACGTAACTATCAGTATATTGAACTTGCTCGTATGTTTCAGAGCCATCCGAGTATGTTTAACAGGGACCTGTTTTTTGATGTTGATGAGGAGTATATGAAGAGAACCGCCTCACGGGGTCAAAAGAACTTCAGCTTCTGACAAGAAAGAGCCACATGACCGAGAACGCACATCAACCTTGTCCGTATGTGTCGTGTGGCTCCTCTGATGCCTTTAGCTACAACAGCAATGGGTATGGGAGGTGTCACCGATGTAAGAGAGGTTACCCAAGCAGAGAGCCTATGTTCGATTGGGCTAAAGAGAAATACCCCGTCAACAAAGGAATGGAAATGTCAGTAGCAAGTTTTACACCTAAACGTATAGAGGCTGCATCCGAAGGTCGTTATGTCAACATGCGTGGCATTAACCCTAAGACGATGGAAGACTACAACGTAAAGACCTACGAAGATCGTCAGGAATACGTCTACCCGTCTGGTGGTATCAAAGTCCGTACCTTACCAGAGAAAGGCTTTTACGCTAAGAACGGTTTCAAAGGTGACGAACTATTCGGTATGAACCTGTTCACTGCCGGGTCTAGTAAGTCTGTGACCATCACTGAGGGTGAACTGGACGCTCTGTCAGTGGCACAGATGCTTAAGAGTACCTACATCAACCCTGTTGTGTCGTTGCCCTCTGCAAGCCCCTCTAAGAAGCTCTGGGACAACTGCTTTGACTGGTTGAACAGTTTCGATAAGATCATCCTGTCAGTCGATAACGATGATGCTGGTAATGAGGTTGCAGCTAAAGTCTCCAAGCTGTTCCCCAATAAGACCTATCGTGTTGACCATAGCAAGTACAAAGACGCTAACGAGTTCCTTAAGAATAACGCAGGGCAGGAGTTCAAGAGTGCTTGGTTCAATGCCAAGAAGTACACACCTGAAAACATCCTGAATACGTCTGAGCAGTTCCTTAAGCTGTATCAAGATACACCTAACCATAACTATGTACCTACGGGTATCACGGAACTTGACGACAAAATACTTGGTCTGATGCAAGGTCACTTCACAGTGTTCAAGGCACCTACAGGTATCGGTAAGACTGAGTTGATGAGGTTCTTGGAGTTCAAACTCCTTAAGCAGGGTGTACCTATTGCAGCATGGCACCTAGAAGAAACTAAACTGCGTTCTCTGCTTGGTCTTGTGTCGTATGAGTTGAACGACAATGTAACAAGACGTGACCTTATTGAGAGCAAGGGGCGTGAGGCTGATGTCCTTGAGGCTATCAAGACCTTGACCAAAGACGAACTGTTCTATCAGTTTTATCTGCAAGATGGTGATGGTGCTGATGAGTTGTGTGACCAGATCAGGTTCTTTAGTCAGGCTTGCGGTGTACGGTATGTGTTCTTTGAGCCTATCCAAGATGTGATCTCAGGGTCAAGTGATGAGAGCAAGGAACAGATGCTTGCTGACCTTTCCGTTAGACTGTCTAAGCTGGCAGCAGAGCTTAACGTAGGGATCGTCAGTATCGGTCACACCAATGACAATGGGGACTTCAAATATTGTCGTATGATCGGCCAACGTGCCTCTGTTATTGTTAACCTGCAACGCGATAAGGACTCGACAGACATGCAAGAACGTAATACAACACATCTTCATGTTGAGAAGAACCGCCCTACTGGTGAGGTTGGTACTGCTGGTAAGATGCGGTTCAGCACTGAGACGTTTACTCTTAGGGAGATTTACTGATGATAGGCAGGAAGTTTTGTAACTCTTGTGGGCTGCACTTGCCTGTAACTCAGTTTCACAACCAGTCTGACAAAAAAGATGGGAAAAGGAGCCAGTGCAAACTTTGCACAAACAAACGTAACTTAGAAAAGTACCACTCTTGTGAGGAAACTAAAAAGTCACACCATATGGCCTCTCGTAAGCACTCCTTGTTCAAGAATTATGGTATTACGCTAGAAGAATACGACGCTATGCTCTTAGAACAGGGCGGGAGATGTGCTATATGTAAAAGTGATAAGCCTTGGGGGTTTGTTGCAGAACCAAAACGTGCAAAAGAGTTCTTCTGCGTAGACCACGATCACACTACTCGTGAAGTAAGAGGTTTACTCTGCCAACCCTGCAACACGGGTCTTGGTAACTTCAGGGATAACTCCGACCATATGCGGATGGCTATAAAATACTTGGAGGGCGAATGAAACAGTTTGTGTGGGATATTGAAACCAATGGACTTTTGGACGTACTAGACAAAATCCACGTCATCTCTTGGCAGGAAGTCGGCACTAACGAAGTCTGCCATACGCATGACTACGACGAAATGCGTGAGTTCATTGCTTCAGCGGACGTGTTGATTGCCCATAATCAGATTAGGTTCGACATACCGGCAGTGGAAAAGGTCTTGGGTATCAAGGTAAAGGCTAGATTGGTCGATACTCTTGCTCTGTCGTGGTATCTTAATCATGATAGACCTAAGCATGGCCTTGAGGGCTACGGAGAGGACTATGGAGTACCCAAGCCTGTGATTAAGGACTGGGACAGCCTGACACCAGAAGACTACGCTCACAGGTGCAATGAGGATGTACGCATAAATTATAGGCTGTGGGTTGATCTACAGATGAAACTTAGGAGGTTGTACCCATGAAAGTTCTTATTGCTTGCGAAGAAAGCCAAGTTGTTTGTAAGGCATTCAGAAATATGGGCCACGAAGCATATTCTTGCGACATTCAAGATTGTTCTGGGAGTAAACCTGAGTGGCACATAAAAGGAGATGCTGTCGAACAGGCATACAGTGGGAAATGGGATTTGATGATCGCACATCCGCCTTGTACATATTTAAGTAAGGCTGGGGCTAGGTGGATGTACCCTACGGCGGGTGTAATATCTGAAAAAAGGTTTGCCTTAGCAGTTAAAGCACGGGAGTTTTTTGACTTGTTGTGGAAAGCACCTATTGATAAAATTTGTTTGGAAAACCCAACCCCGTTAAAAGTTTGCGGTTTACCTAAAGAAACTCAGGTTATACAACCTTATCAATTTGGCGATCCTTACTCTAAAAGAACCCTGCTCTGGTTGAAGGGCTTAAACAAATTAGAACCCACAGATGTTTTAGATGAATACAGCGTTTATTTACCTTCAAACACTGGCGGCGCAAAGAGAGGCCACAAGGCCACCAGAGGTGTTGCTAAAAACGCAAAAGAGGCCAGTAAGACGTTTCAAGGTATTGCTGACGCAATGGCAAAACAATGGGGGTGTGACACATGAATAATGACCTAAGCGAAGATGCATGGCGTTTGATCGACTATCTGACATTCAAGATGGATTGCGCCAGAGAGCAAGAGTCCCTACGGTGGAAATTAGACTTAGACAGATGCCAAACAGCCTACGATGAGATTATGCGGCTCAAGGATGAGAAGGTAGAGCAACTGGCTGATGCAATGCCTAAGCGTATCATCACTACGGTCAGGACTAAGCCTAAGGTTATGACTAAGAAGGATGGTACACTTTCGTCTCAAGGTGAACGCTGGACCGCATTATGTGCGGAGAACAAGATGCCAATCTCCGCAAGTAGTATAACTGTGATTACAGGAGAAGAACGTGGTAATCCCGGCTCTAACGACCAAGTAAAGGATTGGCTCTACAGTCTAGGCTGGAAACCTCGTACATGGAAGTTCGTCCGTAACAAAGCTACAGGCGAAGAGAAACAGATTGAACAGGTCCGTAAGGATGGGGAGTTGTGCGAAAGTGTTAAAGAACTCGTTTCTGTTGACCCTGCTGTTGATCTTCTGGATGGTCTTACTGTACTTACTCATCGCGCAGGTATTCTTAAATCTTTTCTGGATAGCGTGTTGATAGAAGAGAGTGCCTGTAAGGTTTGTGACGGGAGTGGTGGAGATTGGGTAGAAGTATACGGTGAGCCTGACCTTAAGTTTCAACCATGTCTTTTTTGTAAGGGAGAACCTATTAAGCGTGATGGGTACTTGAAGGCTGAGGTTGCAGGATTCACTAATACGTTCAGGTTCAAGCATGTGAAGCCTCTGGTCAATCTTCCCGGTGTGGACAAGCCTTATGGTGATGTGATCCGTGGTGTTCTGACTTGCCCTGAAGGTTATACCTTGTGCGGGTCTGACATGACGAGTTTGGAAGACACTACTAAACGACACTACATGAAACCTCTGGACCCTGACTATGTAGAGGAAATGAGTAAAGAAGGTTTTGATCCTCACCTCGACCTTGCCAAGTTTGCTGGTGCTGTGACCCAAGATGAGATTGACGCTTACAATCAAGGTAAACGTCCTGACATCAAGGCTCTGCGTAAAGCCTATAAGGTTGTGAACTACAGTGCGACCTATGGTATTGGGGCACCTAAGCTGGCGAGAGAGACTGGTATGACCGAGAAGGAGACTAAGAAACTGTTGACTGCCTTCTGGAAGCGTAACTGGTCCGTAGAGGCTGTGGCTAAGTCGCTGAGGGTCATTGAAAGGTTTGAGGGTATGTGGGTCCAAAACCCTGTCAGTGGCTTCTGGTACAGCCTACGCTCTGACAAGGATAGGTTCTCTACCCTTAATCAAGGTACTGGTGTGTTCTGCTTTGACACTTGGGTTGCTTTGTGTCGTGGTAATGGTATCAAGACTATCGGCCAGTTCCACGACGAAATTATTGCTTTGGTAGAGGAAGGAAAGGAAGAAGAGACTAAGGAGATTATTACTAAAGCCGCTGAGGTCTTGAACCGTAAGGTCAATCTTAATGTTCCCCTTGGCTGTGATGTACAATTTGGCAAGACCTATGCTCACATCCACTAAAGTGAGTCTTATGTGCAACAGGTTGTAGTTTGATGCACATAAACTTACGAAAACCACAAGGTCTTGTGTCTAAAACCCTAAAAAATGTCCCTATAATATAATAGACGGACTGAAGATTAACCCGACAGCCCCATATGGGCACCTGACAAAAGGACTAAACAATATGCCTAAGTACACT